AGCTACGAGTCGCGATCGATGCGGAGATGGGTGTTGACGATGCAGCATGCTAAGCTTCCAGCCTCCGCGGCTTACCGATGGACCGCTTGTCCGGCCTCAGCCTACCTTGACGAATCCAAGGACCGACGAGGGTCCGTCTTCGCCGCTGAAGGGACTGCGGCACACTTCCTCGTAGAGCAGTGCATCTTGAACGAGGTGCAGCCGGCCGAGTACGAAGGGGATGTCCTGGTAGTTGACGAACAAGGGGACACCCGCTTCGCCACTCCGGACAACAAGGCCAGGCCTAACGACTGGACCTTCCCGGTCGATGAGGACATGGTGAAAGCCTGCGATGTCTTCATGCTGTGCGTGGACGATGCTGAGTTCTTGTTCCCTCCAGACGGAGACTACATGGTGGAGACGAAAGTCACCCCCGGGCATCCCGACCTGGGTGGCACTTTGGACTTCGCCTATGTCACCGATCGCCATGCGATGATCGCAGATCTGAAGTATGGCCGAGGTGTGGTGGTTGAGGTCCAAGACAACCCTCAGCAGATGATCTACGCCCTTGGTTTGCTGAACATGTTTCCTGACCTGGAAACGGTTACGACCTACATCGTTCAGCCCAGAGCACCTCACCCCGAGGGGCCCATCCGTTCGTGCTCATACACGGCCGATGAACTGAGGGAGTACTACGCCTGGATCTTGGCGCGTGTGGACGCGGCACAGACCCCAGGTGCTCCACGGGTAGCAGGCGACCATTGTCGGTTCTGCCCTGAGCTCGGGTCGTGTCCTGAGGCGTTTGAGAAGACGATGGCCGCGGCTCGTGAAGAGTTCTCCACGGCTGATACCTCGGAGGACAAACTCGCTGAGGCGATGGGCGCAGTCGCCTACGTTGAGGCCTGGACGAAAGCGGTCAGGAAGCAGTGCATGAACCGGCTGCTCGCGGGAGTGCCCGTCGAAGGGTACAAGCTCGTGGAAGGCAGAGGCTCGAGGGTGTGGAACGTAGGTCCCGGCCCGGTTGCCAAACTGGGTAGGAAGCTCGGCCTCAAGAAGGCTCAGTGCTACACCGAGCCGAAGCTGCTTTCCCCGGCTGGTCTGGAGAAGGCGGTCGTCAAGCACACCGATAAGAAAATGGCCGAGGCCAAGAAGGAGATTGGGGCTCACTGGGACAAGCAAGGGGGTGGCCCAACGGTCGCTCCAGCAGATGACCCGCGTACCCCATTTAAGCGCTCCGCTGCGGACGACTTCGCGGCAGAGTAAACACTCACGATTGAGAAGCAAGAAGGGCGCAACCATCGGGTCGATAAGGCAATAGACCGTCCGCCCTTTACAGTCCCCTTCTTGCTTGCTCAATCACCCAACCAACGGTCGCCACGTACAAACGTGAACCAGCTAAAAGGAGAAGGCGACAATGGCAGAACGAACGAAACTCGTGACCCCTCCCTTCCGGGTGAGCTTCCCTCAGGTGTTCGAGCCGAAAGGCATGGACGGCTCTGAGCCGAAGTTCTCAGTGGTCGCGGTCTTCGACCCGTCCCAGTTCGATGCAATGCAGGCCAAGGCCTTCGAGGCACTCAAGGCGGCCGCAGAAGCCGCCGCTGTGGACAAGTTCAAGAAGCCCCTCAGTTCGGCCGGCTTGCGCAATCCCTTCCGGGACGGCGCGGAGAAGGCCCATCTCGAAGGCTTCGGAGAAGGTCTGGTCTTCATGACCCTCTCCTCCAAGATGCGTCCCGGCATCATCGACCGGAACATGCAGGACATCTTGGATCCGTCCGACTTCTACCCTGGGTGCTACGCCCGGGCCACCGTCAGCTGCTACGCGTACGACAACGTGAGCAAGGGCGTCGGCTTCGGTCTGCAGAACCTCCAGAAGCTCGGTGACGGGGACAACCTCACTGGACGCACCAACGCCGCCGATGACTTCGGCGACGACGCGCCTGAGTGGGGATCCCAGCCTGCTACGTCCGACGTCTCGGACGATGATCTGCTGGGCTAACGCCTAGCTGCTCCGGGGGACGGGAGGAGGCGGGCAGTCCTCGCCTCCTCCCAACCTGGAAGGTGTGATGACGATGGGTGATGTGGCGGACGAACATTACGACCGCTGGATTGATGAGGGGATGTTCTTCCGGGATGAAGACTACCGCCAAGCCGATGCCCACGATGATTTCCTTTTAGCTGGAGAGCCGGGTGATCTACCTAGACTTCGAAACAAGAAGCCGAGCGGACATCAAGAAGGGTCAGACGGTCTACGCTGAGGACGCCTCCACGAGAGTCTTGTGCGCCTCGTGGGCTGTGGACAATGGCGACGTCTCAACCTGGACTGGTCTACAGCGAGGGAACCCGCTTGACGGCTTCATGGACGCCCTGACCGATGGCCACGAAGTGGAGGCCCACAACGCGGGTTTTGAGCGAGCGATCGTTCTCCACAGCTGGCGCGACATGCCATGGCGGAACGAGATGCTCGCCCTCCTCCGGGATCCAGAGCGGTGGCGATGTTCAGCTGCGATCGCGGCCTCCTTCGGTTTGCCTCGCGCCCTCGCCGGTGCGGCTCAGGCACTGAGGCTCGATACCCTCAAGGATGAGAGAGGGAAGTTCCTCATTCGCACGCTTTGCAAGCCCCAGAAGGATGGTGGCTGGAACGAAGATGTGGAGCTGCTCGCTGAGCTCTACCGATACTGCGAGCAAGACGTTCGGACGGAGCGGGCTGTAGCTCAGTCGCTGCGACCCCTCAGCCCATCAGAGCAACGCCTCTGGGAAGCGGATCGCAGGATGAACGAACGAGGCTTTTGCCTTGACGTGAATTTCGCCACCAACGCTCTGCGTCTAGTCGATGCCGAACGAGCTGACCTCAACAAGCAGCTGGAGCAGATCACTGGTGGTGAGGTGGAGCGTGGCACTCAGCGAGCCAGGTTTATGGCCTGGGCGGGATCGCTGGGTGTCACCCTCCCGAATACAAAGGCCGAGACCCTCAAGGTGCTGGTGAAGTCAGGCGACCTACCACCCATCGTAGAGGAGGCCACCAAGATCGTTCAGACGGTCAACATGACGTCAGTCGCGAAGTTCAAAGCGGCTGTGGGTGCGACTTGCCAGGATGGGCGGATGAGGGACACCCAGCTCTACCACGGAGCGAACACCGGGAGGTGGACCGGCAAGGGCCTACAACCGCACAACCTCCCGAGGGGCGTGAAGCCCGCTGAGGCTGACGTCATCGCCAAGGATGCCGGTCAGGACTTAGAAGTATTCCGGCTGCTCCACGGGTCGCCCACGGAGACCCTAAGTGCAGCTGTGCGAGGTCTCATCACCGCCACACCCGGTATGAACCTCTTTGTCGCTGACTACTCCGCGATTGAGGCGAGGGTTCTCTGCTGGTTGGCAGGTCAGCAAGACGCCTTGGACCTCTTCGCTTCGGGCGGTGACGTCTACAAGGATATGGCCTGCTCCATCTACGGTTGCGGGCTCGATGAGATTGACCACGATCGCCGCTTCGTCGGCAAGCAAGCGGTGCTCGGACTTGGCTACGGCATGGGGGCTAATACCTTCGCCTCCAACACCAGGTCCATGGGTGTGAAGTTCGGCTTCGACGTCGGCATGCCTCTCTTGTTCTTCAAGCGAGTCGTGGACATCTACCGGCGTGAGAAGTACAAGGACGTCTCGTTCTTCTGGGCCGCCTTGAACGACGCCGCCGTCCGCGCGGTTCAGGATCCCGGATCGACCCACGAGGTGGGGGACTTTCTGAGGTTCGGCATGCGGGGGAGATTCCTCCACCTGAGACTTCCCTCGGGACGTCTCCTCTCGTATGCCGAGCCTCAGTTGGCCCTCCGCAAGTTGTGGTACTTCGCCTGCTTGAACGAGCAGAATGAGAGGGTCAGCTTGATGATCCGGACGAAGCGAAGTGAGCCCATCCCGGCGGGGCGGGCTGCCCAGACCGCCAAGGATCGCGGATGGCGTATTCTCCCTGAGGAACCAGGCGAGAAGGACGACCAGGAATTGACCTACATGACGGCTCGAGGAACTGGCCACTGGGTGCGTGAGGGAACCTATGGCGGGAAGCTCGCAGAGAACGCCACTCAAGCGGCTGCGAGGGACGTGCTCGCTGAGGCTCTGGTGCGGGCTGACGACCACCCCGTCTTCCACCGAGCTCTGCTGCTCGTCCATGATGAGATTGTCTGCGAGGCGGCACCTGACGAATCGCTAGAGGAATTCAACAACCTGGTTGGCCAAGCACCAGCCTGGGCGGAGGGCCTTCCGATGGGAGTTGAAGGCTGGCAAGGAGTTCGCTATGGGAAAGGCTAAACTGGTGCGGTGGGTCTATGGAGCTGAGGTCCAAGTATGGCGATCTACCATTGGCATTGTGGCGACCGGGTACATCCCCTTTGAGGGCAAGATCTACTCGTACTCACAAGCCATCACGGCCACGCAGGCTAGACGCCGCGGGGGCATCAATAACCTGGTGCACCGAGTAGGTAGTCACCTCTCAGCTGAGGTGGCCCAGCGTGCTTAGAACTCCACTCTGGCCTCACCAGGAGAAGGAGGTTCAGACCTACGGTTGCGACCGTGCCCGAGCCCTCCTCTGGTCGATGCGTACCGGCAAGTCCAGGACGATCGTCGAGACCTCCAACCGGCTGCACCATAGGCACAACGTCACGGGTGTCCTGGTCATCGCCCCGAACGGCGTCCACCGTCAGTGGCTTGAAGAGTTTGAAACCTGGTCGGCGGTGCACGTTCATGGGATGGCCTGGAGCTCGAAGAATACTAGGCCAACGCAGATCAACTACTTCCTCAATGACCGCCTCCCCGGGTTGCATGTCCTGACCGTCAACGCCGAGGCTCTGCAGCTCAAGAGGGTTCAGAAGCTCATCCAGAAATTCCTCGCCCTTCACGGCCATGGTGACGACGTCCTAATCGTATTCGATGAGTCCCACCTCTTCCGCCGTCCGGGAGCCCGGAGAACTCGCCTCGCTCGAGGGTTGGCGAAGCGATGTGGATGGCGGCGGATCCTGACCGGTACGGCCGCTCTGAACAGCCCGCTCCACCTCTTCAGCCAGTTCGAGTTGCTGCAGCCCGGTGCCTTGGGATTCAGCACCTATACCGAGTTCAAGAATCGCCACGCCACCTACCGCATGGAGCGACTCGCGAACGGCCGGACGTTCCCTCGCCTGGTGGAGTACCGAGACCTGGACAAACTACAGTTTGCGGTCAGCCTCTGGTCATCCATCATTCCGAGGGAGGAGGCTGAACTCCCGCCAGTCATTGAGACTCGTCGCGAGGTGCCTCTGAGCAAGGCCCAGAAGGAAGCCTACGACCAGCTGCTAACTGGCCTGTGGGCGATTGACGAGGAGACTGAACTGGAGAAGCACTTCCTGAAGCTCCAGCAAGTCCTCGGAGGGTTCGTACTCGTGGAGGGTGAAGTCCACGACATTGAGAAGACTTGCCCGCGGATTGAGGCTATGCTGGAGGAGGTTCGTGGAGCGGATTGCCGAGTGATTATCTGGGCCCGCTTCAAGGAGGACATACGCCGCATTGTGGAGGCCCTCAAGGCTGAGGAGTATGAGGTGGTTCAGTACCACGGCGACACGCCTCAGGGGGAGCGAGACAAGGCCAAGCAGCTGCTTCAGCACGGCGACAATGATCGGATCGTCTTCGTCGGTCAACCGCAGTCCGCCGGAACTGGTCTAACCCTCTCTGCGGCGTCCACCGTTATCTGGTATTCTCACGTCCACGATGCGATCGTCAGAGAGCAAGCTTCCGCTCGAGCCACAGCCAAGGGCGACGAGTCGGTCGTGATGGTTGATCTGGTCGCTCCCTCCACCCTGGATGAGCATATCCTTCAGCTGCTCGAGGGCAAGAAGAATCTGGAGTCTGAGTATTTTGGAATCGGCTTCAAGGAGCTGCTCGCCAGCATGCGGAATGCTGGGACCAAATGAGGCTCCTGACGGACCGCCTTCATGCTAGAGTTCACTCAATCAATCAAACAGCCATTCACTCTCAAGGAGACTAACAGATGGCCAAGAAGCCGGCAGCGAAGAAGGCTGCCCCCAAGAAAGAGAAGCGAGTCACCATCCAGATGACGGCCGAGGCCGCCATCCGCGAAGGCAACACCAACGAGGAAGTC